CTTGGGAGTTCAATATAGTCGCAATGAAATAGCCAGGATCGATGAAACCGTCACACGCAATGCTTGGAAAATCAATGTCAGTGTGTCAGCAATGTTGAACTATGAAAACTATAGAGGCCTGATCGAAGACATAGATTATTTGGATAGTAGATATCCCGAAACCGTGAGTTTCTCGACTTCGACTGGAGCCAGCGCAGGATTGAGTTATATGCTGGCCTATCAAGGCAATCTGGCCGCATCAGATCTCAATGCCTTGACCATTGTGGCCTGGACCGGCACATCACTCACACTCAACAACTTACCTTCAGTGGATCCCAGCACGGTGATGTTTCGCAAGGGTGATTTCGTTCAGGCCGCCACACTGCCTTACCCAACAACGGTGAGTCAAGATGTGTTGAGAGGATCTGGATCCACGGTCACACTCACAACACACCGCCCAAGTTTTATGGGCACACAGACACAGGGAAAAAACATCTTGGTAGGAAACGCTGTAGAATTCCGCGTGTTTGTGAATAAAATGCCAACATATACCTTGAATTCAGGAGGAAAAACTGCCTTATTGACCTGGTCAGGACCCTTCCAACTATATGAATACACAGGAGAGGTATAATGACTGATTTCACCCCTGCTATAGATTCGGCCCTACAAGGTCCATCTATTCGTGATGCTGAATTTGTCAGGCTCACTATAACCAATCCCCAAAATATATCAACCGCAACTTATAGTTTTAGCACTTCGTTCCAAGCAGAAACCATCACCGATCAAAACGGAGTATCCAGCATAGCCACTGGCACTTATACACCCTTGGGCAATCTGGTGTCAATCAGTGGTCATCAAAGAGATTTAAGTGCCACCAGTTATGACACACAGATAACCTTGGTGGGCATAGACAAATCACAGATCAAGCGTGTGTTGGAAATCAACTATGATCCAGTATCGGGTCATTATTTGAGTGGGCTCAAAGGCGGCAAGATTCAAATCTGGCGTGGCTTCTATGACACCAATTATCAACTCATAGACACACCTCAACTGCGATATACTGGCATAGTGACCAGTTATACCATCACCGAAGATCGTCAAGATAGAATAGACACATTTACCTTGAGTCTCAACTGCTCGAGTTTCAAGACCGTGTTGGAAAATAGAATCACCGGACGACACACCAATGGAGCCAGTTGGAACAAGAACATCAATCCCCAATATGATAGTTCAGGCTATGCCACCAATGTGAGTTATGATGTCAGTATGGATCGAGTTCAGGCCATACACGACACCACATTCAACTTCGGACTGCCGCTATGATAGTAGATCACGCCACCGACACGGATCGAGAAGAAATATTTGCGATGTTGCGAGAATATCAAGCCGCAAGTCCTATCGCCGCACACGCTTGTGTGAATGAAACATCAGCCAAGAAGTTGGTGGATCTTATTCTACATCGCAAGCACGGAGTTATATTGTTGAGTCGAGAAAAAGATCAGATCACAGGAATGCTGATGGCAGTATATAGTTTTAATCTCTGGGATCAAGACATACGCTGTATGCGAGAGTTGGCCTGGTGGGTCAGACCTGAATATCGTGGCGGCACCAGTGCTTATAGATTATTACAAACCTATCGAGATTTAGGCAATCTATTGATCAAAGATAATGTGATCAAATATTATGCTATCAGCAAGATGGTATCAAGCCCAGACATAGACTATGGCCGTTATGGCTTCACTAAAATAGAGGAGAGTTGGATATGCCAGCAGAATTAGTCGCAGCATACTTTTTCGAAGAAGGAACATTTGCGTTTTATGCCACCGAGTTCGCGGTAAGGTTGGTCACAACCTATGCTATCACCAGTCTCATATTAAAAAATCAACAACAAGCGGCTCAACAGGGCATAGAGATTCAGTTGGGCCCAGCCACTGACAACAAACTGCCAGTGGTCTATGGCGAACGATTCTGTAAGCCCATAGTCACGGATGCTATCATATCCACAGACCAAAAAACTATGTGGTATGTGTTGAGTTTGAGTGAAGCACCAACCTATGGTGAATTCACCGTGGGCGAAGTATATTATGATGGCAAACTCTTGATCTTTGATCCCAATAATCCTTCAGAGATCACTGGTTGGTATCAACAGCCCAAAAAACATTCAAAGGTAGGCGGAACCTATAACACCAAACCTGCTGGCAAACTATCAATGTGGTTTTATAGAAACGGCAGTCTGCTGATCGGCACCCAACATCAAACCTATACAATGACCAGTGATCAAAGAGATGCTGACATAGCATCAACATCAACTGGATCAACCTTAATATCGGCCATCGATGTATTGAGCGATAGTGCTATACCCTTGAGCACTCAATGGACAGCCGCACGCACAACTTCAACCGCAGTGGTGGCCAATACCGTGGAAGATATCGCTGCCGGCGATACCGTGATCTTTGTGGATAGTGTATCGGGCATATTATACGGTGCCGAAATAACCAATCATCCTGATGTGTTTGGCACATCAAACTCTGTGGTGGCAGTGAATTCCGATGCTGGCAGTTTTACCATAGCACAACCAGCCTTGACATCATTGACAGCACCGGCGGCCATAGATCTCACCAACTCTACCATATCAGGCAATCTTATGAACAACGCTACCTTTGCCATCATAAGATTACAATATGACCAAAACTCCGGTATCTATGGCTTGGGTGGTATGGATATTAAACTGCGTAATCCGCAAACACAACTGCCAGGCTATGCTATCTATGATTATCTAACCAATGACACCTATGGTTGCGGAGTGGATCCAGCCAATATCAATATAGATAGTTTGGTGTTCTTGGATACCATATCAACCGCTACCTTGAGCATAGTGGATACCGCAGGCACCACGGTCACCAACTCATTTACCTATCAAGTCAATGGCATAGTGGATACCACACAAGATTGCTTGACCAATCTCAACAATCTAACCGATGCCTGTGATAGTTGGCTACAATGGGACGAACGCCTGGGCCAATGGGGCGTCAAGATGAATTTGAGTCTGGAGCAATCAGGCGGCTCAACCGCAACTATGCGTGTGATCACCAGTGATCATATCATCGGCGGCATCAATCTTACTCCCACAGATCTCAAGACTTCGGCCAACAAGATCACCGTGGCATTCCCCAACAGCGATATCATCAACCAAACTGATTATAGATATTATTTCTTGAAGGATGATAGACCCGAACTGATCAGCCCCAATGAACCTGACAACAACATAGACATCAATATGCCGTTTGTCACAGACAGCATTCAAGCAACTTATTTGGGTTATCGTAAACTCTTTATGAGTCGTGAAGATGTTGTGATAAACTTCTCAATGGACTATTCAGGCATAGGCATTCAAGCCGGCGAAATCATTGCTGTGAATCACGAATGGTATGGATGGGTGCCAGGCCAATACAACAATGGGTATTATCCCGGCAAACCATTCCGTGTCACGCAGGTCAAAGAAAGCAAAGATGCTTCAGGATTCTTGGGTGTTCAGGTTGTGGCATCATCCTACAATGATAGTATCTATACCACGGTGAATCCGCACTTCTATACACCTGATCAGTTTGGCATAAATCAAGATCCTCACAACATTCAAACACCCGACGCACCCTATCGCATAGGTGATGCGGTCTATGAAACGGTGCCCCTGAATGGTTATGTGAATTCAATGGAAATCTGGGCATCAACCACAACCAATGTAGCAGACTATCAATATATTTCTAATGTGAGTCAAGGACCCAACACCTTCTTGACACCAGGATCAGTGGTCAGTTGGAGTCTCTTACAATATCCCAGTTATACTGGTTATGTGATAGCACGAGCCGTGGGTCCAACAACCTACAGCGATTTTAGCACACCCTATGCCATCACTTATGTGAGCCCCAATGCTCAAACCACAGGCACGGTTCAAAACTCAACCAGCACCGACAGCGTGTTTATTCATAATGCTGATGAAATCTACAGCGAGCAGTTCTTGGCATTCAGTCGCAATGTGGCAGGTTATAGTCCAATGGCAGCATCAGAAACAATCTACTATGATGCCAACCAAGCAGTGGTATATCTACCTGGTGTGGGCACCAATGGCACAATCACCGCCTACTCAACTGCCACCTTTGCAGATGTCAGCAATGCCTGGAGTTATTATGATGTGGGAGCACAAGTTGATTTCCCTAACTTCGGTGGCCTCTTGGGCATCAATACCGTGTATGTGGGCACCAGCACTGATCAGTCAGGCAATCTGGCATTATGGTTGTGTGGCAATCAATCAGCCACACGGGTAGGCGACAGCAGTGCGGACACCAGTATGGATGGCACGGTTACCTATAACTCCACCATCACTGGCTATACCTGGACCAACACTGGCACCACCGGCACAGGTGCGGTATTTCTGGCCTTTAAGACTGCTGGTTTGGGATAACCCTATAAATACTGGACACAACTTATCAGCACTTCAGTGCTGATATTTTATCCCTTCAGGAGAATACAATGGCCGGTGTCTTAAATTTTAGCCAATACCTTGGCGGTCCCGATAATGTTCAATGCGAACAAATCTTTCCCAGCACACAACGCAAACTTCAATACAATTTTGGAGTTGATATCACCGGTTGGAGTTTCTTCCTTAAACAACAAGTAATAGTGGTGGATACGGTCACATTCGATCGCACCACAGGCCAGCCCAACTTCTCTGGCAGCACCGTGATTGGTTATTTCGCTGAAACATCAATCAACACTGGCACATTTACCACCGTGGTCAATGCCAGTCAGGGCAAGATCAACATCACCGTTCCGGGCGGACTCTACACTGGTCCAATCCTGCCCGATGCTCGCAAGAATGTGCCTATTATGATCTACACCGTGGGTTGGCAAGATGTTGGCGTGCCTGTGCCCCAAGTGGATAGTCATCGTTGGGCATTTATATTGTGCTATGAAGCCGGAGTTGCACCCACAGATCCCACAGCGGCAGCAGGCTATACGGCCATTTAAGGATTCCCTATGGCCAACAATGTTTTTACCGTCACCCAACAGGTCTATAATTTTACTGCCACCAGCATAGCCAGTCCAGTGGTGGCCATCACTGATGCCAACTACGCAGTGACCGCTACCGTATCAGCCGGCATAGCATTATCAGTCACAGCAACCACCAGCCTCTTTACTGCCACACTCAACGGCATAGTCAGCCAACTACAACCTTCAGTGGGCCAAACAGATATATTTTCTGGCAATGGCTCACAGACCGTATTCACACTATCAACCTCATCAATGGGCCCAGGCTATATTGAAGTGGCAGTGGATGGAGTGAGTCAAACATTGGGCGATAGTTGGTCAGCCACCACCGCAACGGTGACATTTGGCGAAGCACCACAGGCGGGCACAGACAATGTGGTCATACACTACACAACCCTATTGAGTGCGATCCCTATCAATGGTGCCAATGGACCCACAGGCCCACAAGGCCCGCAGGGTCCCAGTGGTCCCCAAGGTAATCAGGGCAATCAGGGCGATATAGGAATGATGGGTTATCAAGGATATCAGGGCGGACTTGGCTATCAAGGCAGTCAAGGATATCAAGGACC